CCATGGCTAACACACTGACAAACCTGTCGCCGGACCTCTACGAGGCGCTGGACATCGTATCGCGGGAGCTGGTGGGCTTTATCCCTTCAGCCACCCTTGATTCTGGCGTTGAGCGCGCCGCTGTCGGACAGACCGTCCGCAGCTTCGTAGCGCCCGCATCCACTGCGTCGGACATCACTCCGGCGGTTACCGCACCGAACGACGGCGATCAGGTGATCGGCAACGAAGTGGTCACGATCAGCAAGTCGCGCGGGGTTCCGTTCCGCTGGAATGGCGAAGAGCAGAAGGGCGTTAATCACGGCCCCGGATACTCCGCCATCCGGCTAAACCAGATCACGCAGGCTATGCGGACTCTGACCAACGAGATCGAGGCTGACGCCGCGGCAACGTTTATCCGCGCTTCGCGGGCGTTCGGTACCGCCGGCGTCACCCCGTTCGCGTCCGATCTGTCCGATACCGCCCAGATTCGTAAGATCCTGGCCGATAACGGCGCACCGGTTGAGGGCGGCTGGAGTGTGGTATTTGACACCACCGCAGGCGCTAAGATGCGGACCTTGACCCAGCTCACCAAGGCGAACGAAGGCGGCGAAACATCGCTGCTGCGCCAGGGCGAACTGGTCAACGTCCACGGCGCTTCGCTGCGTGAGTCTGCGCAGGTCAAGGCACACACCAAGGGTACCGGCACGTCGTACACCTCCGACACCGCAGGCTATGCGATCGGCGCCACCGTCATTACGCTGATCACCGGCACCGGCGACGTGGAGGTGGGCGACGCGGTGACCTTCGCGGGCGACGCCAATAAGTATGTTGTCTCTCTTGGTACTGTTGGTGCTGGGCCCATCACGCTGGCGGCTCCAGGCCTGCGTGAGCCTATCGCGGCATCTGCGGTAGCGATGACGATCGGCGCGGACTATACCGCTAACCTTGCGTTCACTCCTGACGCTCTGGTTATCGCCACCCGTGTACCCGAGCGCCCCGAGGAAGGCGACCAGGCCGACGACGTGATGATGATCACTGACCCGCGCTCTGGTCTGACCTTCGAGATTGCGCTGTACAAGCAGTATCGCCAAGTGCGGTATGAGCTGTCCGCCGCATGGGGTCAAGCGCTCGTGAAGCCGGAACACTCGGCTATCCTGCTGGGTTAATTGGACTGGCCGCCCAGAGCATCGGGCGGCTTTTTACGCACTGACGAGGTGAAAGGTATGAACTTCGGACAAGCACTGCACGAGCTGAAATGTGGCCGTAAAGTAGCCCGCGAAGGCTGGAACGGAAAGGGCATTTTCATCGAGCTACAAGTACCCGACGAAAACAGCAAGATGACGAGCCCGTATATTTTCATTGATACTACGGGGCTGCAGACAGATAACAGTGCTGCTCCGAAAAGTCGAGTCCCCTGGCTTGCATCACAGACCGACATGCTTGCAGAAGATTGGCAGGACGTAGGTTAATCAAAAGCACCTTCTACGGGAGCACAGCACATGTCACATGGAACATGCCCGACAGTACGGGTTAGCGATGGCGGCGGCCGTTTCACCATTATCAACGAATCAGATTTCAATGCGGACGAGCACGAACTGTTCGACGCTGCGGCCGATAGCCGCCCTGCGGAGGCTGTTGCGCCGGAGGCTGCTGCGCCGGAGGCTGTTGCGCCGGAGGCTGTTGCGCCCAACAAAGGCACGACTGACTGGTACAAAGCCGAGCTTACGGCGGCAGGCGTAGAGTTTGGCGACGACGCGAAGAAAATGGACCTCAAGTACCTGTATGAAGTAATGACAGCGAACGACGGCTAATGGTGGCCCGCACCGAGATACCGCCCCCGCTGAAAGTCGAGCGGCCGTTTTGGCGCACGATTGTGCCGGGCATATGGCTCGACTTGATGGACGACGCCAAAGCGGCCATTGAAGTATCGGAGCGCGGCGGCACTACTTGGGGGGTCACGCTCAACGATCAAACAACCGAGATGCTGGATCTGGATTTCCTGCAGGAGGTTCACCTCGGGCTGACCCTTGACGTTGATTCCGTCGCCGACTCCCGTGTCATCACGCTTACTGCAGGTCACGGAATGACACCAGGCACGGTCCCCGGCACTAGTGTCTACCCCGATGGTGACGTGGGCACGATTTTAGAAATCGGCAGCGCTACGACTGGGCGCTTTATCCAGGCGAAAGTGGTAGCTGTCAGCGGTGACGACATCACGCTCAATCAGCTAGTCGGTGACGTGTTCCCCGCGGGGGCATCCGTCAACACGGGGAACCGCAATTTAGCACTGGCTGACGGGTCAACCACTCCTGTTGTTTTCCGGGTAGAGCCATCACCCGTGCAAGCAGGTGACATTACGCGCATAATAATCGCTATTGTCGGCCCGTCCGCGATGGACTTCTCCACCTTCGGGTCAGACGCGCCCTTGCCTGTCGGGCTACTGTTCAGAGTCAGGCGGCCCGACGGCTCCTACAAGAACAATCGGACAATCGACAGGAACTTGGAAGGGTACTTATGGGGGTTCGATAACTCCCTGTTTATACCTAAGCAAGGCAACACCCAGCACGCCCTTGCTTTCCGTGTGACATTTGCAGGACAGGACAAACACGGCGTGGCCAGCAGGCTAGACGGCGCGCTCGGGGTGGGCGAGCAGTGGGAAGTAGTCGTACTCGACGACTTGCCAGGCGGCTCAAACACCGAAATTCGCATCATGGCTGAAGGTTCAGAACTCCAGGAGTAGCACATGGCAGCAATCACAGGCACAAGCATTCGGGGCGTCGGCGCCCAAGCGGTAACGGTAACGACGCTTGGCGCGTCTGACACGCTGACGTATAACGCCGGCAAGTCGCCTATTCTGATCTTTAACAACGTAACGGGCGGCGCGTTGACCCCGAACATCGATGGCGACGGCGGCACCACGCTGGAGTCTGACGAGCTGGGCAGCGTGGACGTTAGCGGCGGCCTGACCCTGGCATCAATCGGCGCAGGCAACACGGTAGCACTGCGGCTGAATACGATTAACGCGTACCTGCTGGGGGCCATAACGGTTACTGGCGGCACGGGCATCGAAGCGACCCTCCTGGAGTTCTGAGCATGAGCAAGACTACGTCACTACTAAAAGCTGTCGGCATGGTGCCGTGGTTCCTCAAAGCGTCGTGGGGCTACGTGGGCGACCCCGCGGAGTTTTTCCGTGGAGTGGCCCCGGCGTGCGCGCGTTTTACGATAGCAGCGTATAAAGACTGCCGGAGCGCGTGACATGGCGACCATCGTAGTCGAGGACGGCACAGGGCTGGCGAACAGCAACAGCTACGCCAGCGAGGCGCAGTTGACCACGTATGCGGCCGATCGGAACGTGACGGTTACCGGCGCGGCGGATGTGCTGCTGATCACTGCGATGGACTATATCGAGCAGCAGCCGTTCAAGGGCAACAAAAACACGAAGGAACAGGCGCTACAATGGCCCCGGTTCAGCGTGTGGATTGACAGCTACAGCATTGACAGCGACGAGATCCCGTTGTTGCTGCTCGAAGCACAGATGGAAGCTGCCCTGGCCGTCGATGCTGGGAACAACCCGAGCGGCACGGTCGACCGGGCCACCAAGCGCGAGAAGCTGGACACACTCGAGGTCGAATACATGGACGGTGCCCGAGATCAGGAATTTAATCGGGCGCTCGAGACCAAACTACGCAAACTCCTGCGAGTTGGAACTGGCGGCATATCCGCCGTGACCATCAGGGCGTAACCGTGACGATCTACGATGTGATGCGGAAGGTCGGCCCCAAGCTGATCGACCGATTCAAGAATGACAACACCATCGCCCACCAGCAGAAAACCAACACGCCGGATGGCGCAGGCGGTAATTCCGTTGTATGGAACACGGTAGCGACGTTCAGCGGCGCCGTTGTGCCGATGAGCGGAAACGAGGTGCAGCAACTAGCCCGGCTTAATGTGAAGGTCGACACGGCGTTCTACTTCAAGAACGCGGACGGCTCGACTGTGAACGTGGACGACCGGTTCTTGTTCCGGGGGCGGCTGTTTACTGTCCGGTGGAATAAGAACCCCGCCGAGGGTGACGCCGTCCGCCGCGTACTGTGCGAGGAGGGCGCCGAATGACTAGCGTCAAGCTGGAGGTGGTGGGGCTGACAGAGGTTGTGCGGGCGTTGGAGACGTACGGCCAGAGAGTGAGCCAGCAGATAGCAGACGCCATCGAGTTGACCGCCCTTGATGTTGAAGCGGACGCCAAAAAATCGATCAACCGCGGGACTAAATCAGGCCGCACTTACACTTACGATTCGACGTCGTCTGACAAGTACACCACCGTCAAGGACGGCGACGCCCTCGTGGCCGTGTTTAAAAACACAGGCAGAAACGGGAAGCACACCGCATCCGCGCCGGGCGAGGCGCCAGCAGCGGACTCGGGGCACCTGTCCCGCAACATCACGGCAGAGAAAGAACGGGAACTGCTGTGGAACGTTGGTACTGACGTCAAATACGGCCGGTTTCTGGAATTCGGCACTATGAAGATCGCCGAACGTCCATGGTTGCGCCCGGCGATTGAGAAGAACCGAGCGCTGTTCCGTAAGCGCATCGTCGTAGCCATCGAGAGGGCAAGCCAGTGAGCAGCGCAGCGCTAGAAGTACAGACGGCGATATTCGCCATACTTGACGCTGATGCGACGCTGTCCGCGCTGGTTACCGGCGTATTTGACGACGTGCCGGAGTCCTACACTGATTTCCCGTACGTGACGCTCGGTGAGGACGTACTGACAGAATTCGACACTGACGGCCTGCTTGGGTTCCGCGTATCGGTAACGATCCATTGCTGGAGCCAGTACAAGGGCCAGCGGGAAACGAAGTTAATACAGGACGCCATCTATAGGGCGCTGCACCACATCGACGTGACGGTGAGCGGGTACAATATGGTCCTGTCGCGACAAGTAGATCAGACGAGCGAGCGCGATCCTGACGGGATGACGCGGCACGGCGTGCAGACGTTTGAAATACTGATCAGGGAGGGTGGGCCACTTCCCGCCAGCTCGATACTGTCACCCTTGAACGTCGATCTGCTCGCCATGTACACGATGGACGACATCAGCGGGGCGACGCTGGCAGACGAGAGCCTTGTTGGGCGAGACGGCACTATTACTGGGGCCACGGCAGTTGCGGGCCACTTGAACAACGCCCTTAGCTTTAACGGATCGAGCGACTCTGTAGATCTCGGCGCCGGCGCACTGATCCCCACCACAGGGGACTTCAGCGTTACGCTCTGGCTCAAACCCAGCGACCTGACGGGAACGCACACACTCTTTTCTCAGTGGCAGGACAGCCAGACCACAACCCGTTTCCGTATAGCGACCAATGGCCTCGCACTGGACATCAGATACGGGTCGGGCATCACCACCACGGGCGAGGTGCTAACTAACTCCGTGTACCAGATGGTCACAGTGCAGGTAGAGTCCGGTTTCGTGGAGATGTTCGTTAATGCCGCCTCAGTATTGGCACCCGCAGCTGTATCCGGGACGCTTACGTCTGCGGGGGCGCTACTGGGGGCGAATAGCACCAGCGGGTCTGTGTACAACGCCAATGTCGGGACGTTCTTCGCGGGGGACATGGACCAGGTAAGGATCTTTAACAGGGCGCTCACCCAGTCAGAAATAGACGAGCTATACAACTCGGGGGTCGGCGCATGATAGACTACCCACAATTAACCGGAGCACAGCACCATGGCTGAAACAGCAGGACGACTGGTAAACGTATTCAAGGGCACGGTGGCGGCCGGAACGCTGGTCGCTACCGCCCGCACCAAATCAATGGCGATCAACCGGGAACCGATCGACGTGACGTCTGACAGTTCCAGCGCGTGGCGGACATTGCTGTCTACTGTCGGGAGCCGGTCGGTTGATATCACGATCGAGGGCGTTGTCGACCTGGCCGCACGTACGTTCCTGACGGACGCACTGGCGGAAACGCTTGACGTGTATACGCTGGAGTGGGCGGACGGCTCAGAGCTGACCGGCACGTTTGCGCTCGGCAACTACGAAGAGAGCGGCGAGCATACCGGCGAAGTTACCTTCAGCACAACGCTGGCCAGCTCCGGCACCGTGGTTCTGACGTAATGCGCGAGTTGCTGATTAAGTTCGACGGCGCGGAGTACCGGTGCCGCGCCTCGTATGACGTCATCATGCACGTCGAGAATAAGGTCATTCTGTCCGAACTGGCTGGCAGGCTGGCGACCGGGGCGGCGAGCGGTAATGTTCCGTTTTCCCATATCGTCTGGGTCATGTTCTGCCTGCTGAAAGCGGCCGGCGCTCCCGTGCTGACTGCCGATGACGTGTGGGAGAAAACAAAGACTAACCAGCTCGATCAAGAGACGCTGCAGGCCGTAATGTTCTTCATTGTGGGCGAGGTATTCGGGGTCGGTCCGGTTGAAGAACTGCCGGGCGTTGACGCGGAAGAGGACGGCGACGTAAAAAAGCCGGAAGCGGCGACCCCGAGCCGCTGAACCTTGGCGAGCCCTACCGGGTAGCCGTCGCGCTTTGGGGTCTGCAACCGAGCGAGTTTTGGGCAATGACGCCCCGCGAGTGGTGGTTGCTGTGTGACGCCAGGACGCTAGAAACAAAGGCGAAGATCGAGGCCATGACACCGGGGCCGAAGTTCAGCAAAAAGGAGCGGGCAGCTATGCAGGCAATGCACGATAAAGCAAAGGCACGCGACAATGGCTGAAGGAATACGCGCCACAATAACGGCCGATACGACCAGTTTTGTCAAGGCCACCCAGAACGCTGCTGCCTCTGCGAAGAACTTCCAGACGGCAGTACAGGGCGCCGCAGCCGGTACTCTGAAATTCACTCCCGCAATAGCCGGCGCCGTTCCGCGCCTGAACCGCCTCGACTCCAGCGTAAAGAAGACCACTAAAAACTTCCGCGTTATGAAAGGCGCGACGCAGCAGCTCGGCTTTCAGATTCAGGACATCGCCGTACAGCTTCAGGGCGGCACAAACGCGCTCACAGTGTTCGGCCAGCAGGGCTCGCAGATCGCGGGGATATTCGGCCCAG